CCAGCGGAATCGAAAGCAACTGCACCGTGAGGAGATGTCGGTCGCCAGAGCCAGAGACCGACACTTCCACACATTGGATGTTTATCTTCCGCATTGGGGAACCAGTCACTTGCGATTCTCCATGTAGGCGGCAACCCAGACCCAACCCCTGATCTCGCAGAGCCGCTTCACGCCATCGCCGCCGCCGTACACGAGGAAGAGGTCAGGCTCCTTCCCCGTCCACCGTGCAGCACGCTCGTAGTCCTTCTCAATCCAGCCGATCTGCCTGTCGCCCTCGCCACGGGTACAGAAGGCTCCCCAGCCTTTCGGAACGCCGAGCAAGTCCATGTCGCCAAGGACATCGGTCGAGGTGAAGAGGTCTACGATTGTCCTGACACCACGGCTCTGCCAGTAGCGGTTGTACCAACGCTTCTTGAAGATGGAGTAGAGGGCGCAGGCACGGGGGGTGTCGGGGGCGATGGTGAAGTTCATCTCCGCTGCTACGGCGCAACCTGTGCCGAGCAACTTGTCGGGGTCGTTCATCAGACCTGTGAAGCGGTAGTCGTCGGTGTAGAAGACCCATGTCCCGGGCATATTGGAGGTGCGGGCAATCGTCCCCCAAATGCGGACAGGGGTCACGACAGCCTGTGCCTGCATATTGAGGTCGAGCAGCGGAATCCCCCACTCCGCCTCGCTTGGAAACACCGCGTGCTTGTCCCCCTTCTCCACCACCGTCTCCAGAGGCGCATCCTCCACAGGCAACCCCAACTCCGCCTCCGTTGGCTTCAGCCTCTCCAACTCCGCCTCCGTGAAACCAGTCGCCTCAAACAACTCTGGCTCCACCCCAGACAACGCATCCAACTGCTGCCACAGGATGTCCTCGTCCCAGTCAGACAACTCCGCCGTCTTGTTGTCCGCCAACGCAAACGCCACCGCCTCCGCACCACGCAAGGTCGTCCTCACCGCCTTCACCGTCCGCCAACCCAACGCCCGTGCAGCCCCAAGCGTCCCGTTCCCCGCAATCACCTTCCCGTCCGCGTCCACCACAATGGGCTTCTGCTGACCAAACCTCGACAGACTCGCCTTGATCCCCTCCAGAGACTTCTTCCCGTGCTTGCGGGCATTCTCTGGATCGAAGTGCAACTGCGACACAGGTATCTCAACGATGTCCATCACGCCTCCAAGGGGCTGAACGACAAGAAATATCGGAAAGTGTCAACGGTTGACACCCACAGACCGTTCCCATGAAGGCATAATGTAACACATCCACCAATGACAGATGACGCTCCAATCACACCAAGACGCTTCCAGCCAGCCTCACGAGGGGGCATGACCGAGGCAGCGCGGGACGACCGTAGGCAGCGGGCGATCCAGATGCGGATCGCTGGCGCGACCTTCACGGACATCGGCAAGGCACTTGGCATCACCAAGTCGCGGGCGCACGCCCTCGTGCGGAGCGAACTGGCGGACATGGCGGCGAACAGGGCTGACAGCCGCGAGTCGCTGCGGACGCTGATGGGTGAGCGGTACAACGCGCTGCTGAAGAGGTTGTGGATGGAGAGCGGGGTTGTCCGTAGGCAGGACGGCTCGACGGACTTGAGGGTCGATGTCATTGACCGCATCCTGCGGGTGATGGATTCGATGACGAGGCTGCACGGGATTGAAGCGGTGACGCAGGCGGAGGAGGAGGCTCTGGTGCTTCGGGCATCTGGCTCCCGTCTGGCGATGCTGATGATGAAGTTCGTTCCCGAGGATCAGCGCGAGGCGATGGTGAAGGAACTGGAGCGTGTGCTTGCGGAGAAGGAAGCGCAGAGCGACCTTGACGACGACGAGCGCGATGTGATTGATGGGGCTGCACAGCCTGTGGAGGACGGAGATGTCTGATAACAAAGACAAGACCTACATGATGACGGGGTATGAGGCGGCGTTCGTCGGCGTTGCGCTGCGTGCTGGGCTATCAGTCCCCGTGGCGGTGTACGACTACGAACTGTGCGTCCAAATCCTGAAGGACAAGGGGATGAGCGAGGACGAAGCCATCGAATACATCGAATACAACCTGTGCGCTTGGGTTGGTGCAGGCACTCCCATGATGGTGAAGCGGATGCCCGTATCCGAGTTCAACGACATGGTTGAGGAAGACAGGCGCGATGGCGCAGGGTGACGGCTTGAGCCTCCGAGCGCAGGACTTGCTTGTCCTCAAGAGCCTGATCGGTGAGATCAGGAAGTCGAGCAGCCACTACTCGCTAGACGGGTTTGAGGACTGGTGTGTCAATAACCTGTGGATCGTGGACAAGGAGGCGAAGTTGATGCCCTTCCGCCTGCGTGCGATCCAGCAGGCGTATTTGGAGGCGAAGGCTCGTGCGGCGGCGGCTGGGAAGCCCAAGCGGTTCCTGCTGCTGAAGTACCGACAGGGTGGGTTTACGACCTTGGAGCAGGCGTTGTCTTACCACCTCGCCACCAAGAAGCCCAATGCAGCCGTCCTCACGCTGGCTGACACCCAGCGCAAGACCAGCGACATCTTCAAGATCGTCCATCGGTTCTACCAGAACGACCCCTCCCAGCCCAAGCGCAAGGGTCAGGGCAACGCTTATCGGATGGAGTTTGAGGAGTTGGACTCCCGCTTCATCTGCGGTACGGCGATGGCGAACAGCGAGGCACGCGGCGGAACCTATCAGCGCGTGCATGGGAGCGAGGTGGCGTTCTGGTGTCAGGGTGGTGACCAGATCGCCAAGCAGCGGGAGGTCATGGCTGGTCTGGAGGAAGCGTCTGCACGGGGAGAGTTGGTTCTGGAGACGACCCCGAACGGACTGGAGTTGTTCTGCGACCTGTACCAGCGTGCCAAGCGCGGCGAGAACGACTACACGCCGATCTTCCTACCGTGGTTCTCGGATATCGCAAACCGCGAGACGGTGAGCAGGGACGAGTCGGCGCACATCATGGCGAACCTGACGGAGAAGGAGGACGAGTTGGTGCGGCTGCATCGGCTCGACGCTGGTCAGATCAAGTGGAGGCGCAGGACGGAGCGACGACTCGGGGTGCTGATGCGGCAGGAGCATCCAGAGGACGACATCAGTTGCTTTATGACGAGCGGGCAATGCCGCTTCAACCAGCAAGTCGTCGTGGAGACGCTGGAGTCCATCGCTGACTACCTCGACCCAGAGAAGCCTGCAACGGGGGTGGATGTTCGGTGGATCGACCGACGAGTCCACGAAGTCGTCTGGGAGAAGCCAGAGGAGGGCGTGGAGTATGTCGCGGGGATGGATGTCTCGGAAGGCGTGGAGGGCGGCGACTCGTCGGGCGTGGGCATCCTTCGGCGGGACAACTGCCGTCAGGTCGCGGCGATCCACGGGCTTGCAGCCCCGCAGGACATGGCGAAACTGGCGGTCGATCTGTGCCGCCGCTACAACAACGCCGTACTCGCGGTCGAGCGCGAGAACCACGGTCATGCCGCGCTGCTCAAGTGCGTCGAACTGAAGTACCGCAAGTACCTCTACTGCGAGAAGCCCAATCGGGTGGGGTGGTCAACCAATGCGGTGACCCGTCCCGTGATGATTGACGACCTCGCGGAACTGCTGGACGACCCAGATGTGGCTCGGGAGTGGGTGCGCGACCGCCTGTTCCTACAGGAGTGCCTGACCTTTGTCCGACATGGACACAAGTTTGAGGCATCGGCGGGAGCGCACGACGACTGCCTGATGAAGTGGGCGATTGCGGTTCAGGCGAGGAAGCGATCCCGCCCCAGACCGGGCATCATCGTCCTGCCTTCTCTGAAATGGTGAACGACTGCGGCTCCAACGCCGCCGCCTCCTTCGCCGTCCACATGGCGAACCGCTTCCCGATCATCTCTGGCTTGATCCCCCGCGCACGGGCAAGTTGCCATACGCGCTGACGGGTGATCCCGTATCGGTTTGCGATCTGGTCAGTCGTGAACATCTTCGGCTGTGACTTCTTGGTGGGCATGGTGATACTCCTAAATGGAAAGCAGGGATGGGGGTCGGAGACCCCATCCCCGCGAAACGAGAATGCTTGGTGCGATCAGTAGATGTGCCAAGCGTTGAGGTCGGCTTCTTGGATGCCCGCGATTCCTCGGCACACCTTGGCGATGTGCCTTGCGATGAGCCACGCGGGTTCGGAGTCGGTCGCGCCGTACTTGCTGTCGTAGCCAGCGGCGCGGATGCGCTTGTTGACCGCCTTGTTGATCTCGCTGGCGATGCTGGCGACCTTCGTCTTGTCTCCGCACGAGGAGATGTCGAAGGCTCGGGCGGCGATCTCCGCGTCGATCCATCCGTTGATGTGCTTGGCGGCGATGCCGTTGCCGCGCCGCGAGAACAGTTCAAAGGCTTGGGCGGTGTAGGTTGCTCGGGGGAGCGCGATGGTGATGTTCATGGTGTTGCTCGTCATGGTGTTACTGTATGTCGTGTATTGTCGGTTGTCAAGCCCCGCCAATGGGATTCCGACGACTTTTCCTGATTGCCGCCTCGCTCTGCGCCATGAGGCTTTGCGCTGCCTTGCGTTCATGCGCGGCTAGGCGGCGGAGCCATTCGCCCCTGTCGGAAGACCAGTCGAATGCGGTCTCTGCCGCTGGTTCGCTGGTCGCCTGTGGAGGCTCCACGCGCTTGCCTTCGTCAAGTCGGACGAGTGCGTCCTCGTACTCCTTGATGCGGGTCTGGTAGAACCAGACCTTGGTCTCGCAAGACCTGATGCGGTCGTGAATCCAGTCGGGGACGGGTAGACCAGCCCGCTGAAGGCTGTCTACCTCGTCCTTCCAACTGGACAAACGGCTCTCGTACTTGGGGAGCGACTTGCGGCAACGGGTGAGGTTGGCGCAAATCCTCGGCTCGGTGAGTGCGGAGGGGTGCTTCACGAGGCACGCTCCCAGACGATCTCGACATGGAGGTCGGTAGACCACCAGCCCCACTCGCCCTTCTTGGGCATGACGATGAACCCGGGCGAACAGGGGCAAAAGCATCCCGCCCGCTGACACCAACTGAACTTGTACTTCGCCAGCGCGGGGTACTTCTCGACAAGCAGGGGAAGCACGCTCTTCTTCCAGACCGTGTACGGACGGAACCGCCTGTACACGATGTTGTCCGCGATGCTCTCGCCCTTCTGCCGGATGTACACCACGCCCCGATGCCCCGCGCGACCGCCATGCGGCTTGTTGACGGGACGCTCGGTGATGTTGACGATCTTGGCGACCCACTCGCCCGCCTTGGGGGCGGTGGGAGCGTTGTACGGGAGGATCGGGGTCTCGCAAGAGTTGCACATTGTCGTGTCTCCTTGTGTTCGGATTAGGCGATGCTGATCGACTGGATGTCGATGGCGCGGGCGCAAGCCCAGCCATCGGTCGTCAGGAACCTGACGCTGATGTGACCAGCCTTGGTCACGAACGGCTTGAGCGAGGAGGCGAAGGCGGTGAGGGTCGTGAAGCGACCCGCGCTCTGAAGGTCGCCCTTCGCGGTGACCCGTCCGCGCGACGAGTCGCTACGGCGGAGGAAGTTCACCTTGACCATGCCGTTGGTCGGGAGGCTGGCGGTGAGGTTCGTGATCTGGTCGTTGGTCATGGCTTGCTCGTCTCTCTGCGGCTGTGCCGCGTTTGGTTTCCTGTCAGCCCCTTGCTGACATGAACACTCTACACCATCGTCAAGGGTTGTCAAGCCCCTTGAGCGGAAATCCGATTATTTTTCTTGGGTCTTCTCTTGGGCATGGCTGGGTCACAGTTATTGACACCAGTCAACTGTATCCATAGCCATCCCACGGGCAAATCGGAAATCTTCCGCGAAAGCCCTCGGCAATCCCCTCCTGTGGTCGTCTAGGCATTGCCATGAACGAACACCTGAAGCACATCATTGGATGGGGTACGCGCCACCGCCTCGCTTATCGCCACCTTCACGCGCACGCAGCGCACGCCCGCACGCGCCTACGCACGCGCCTACGCGCCCGCGCACGCCTACGCCCGCGCGGGTGCAGGCGCGCGTGATCGCCCGCGCACGCACGCATACACAGACGCGCACGCACAGACGCGAGGTCGGGTCGCGACGACGATGCCAGCGTGCTGGGGACGCGCCTGCAACGCGGAGATGTCAACCGTTGACAGGGTTGAACGGCTCCCAGCGTGCCAGCATCCGCTTGACAGCCTCCTCGGGAACCCCGTGGGTGTTGGCGTGCCGCGTCTCCATGTGGATGACCGACACGCGCCACCCCCGCGCACGCGCGAGGTCGAGGTACGGCTGGAACTCCCACACTTGCGTAAAGGTGTTGCTCACGATGACTCTGGAGTAGTCCCCAGACATCATGGCGGCATCAGCCCTCGCGAGGCAATCGGCGTGCGCCTGCTTGAGCCTCGTCGGGTCGAAGCGGTACTCGCCATCGACCATGAAGAACTGGTCGGCTTCGGCGTGATAGGTCGGCACAGCCCACCCACCGTCGAGTGCAGCCGCCAATGTCGTCTTCCCGCTCCCACTCACGCCACGAATGATGAACAGCGTATTGGTCACTTCCATCTCCTGTCTGCGCTGATCCGTCCGCGCAGCATGGTGTCGGACTGGCAAGTCTCCACGCCGTCCTTGGTGATCGCGATGCGGGACGAGAACGGCTCGTCCGTGCGGCTTGCGGAAACGAACCGCGCCGTCCGCCTGTTCCAATGGATGCTGACGCATCGGTACTTCGCCCTGCCGTTGTTGAACAGCAGGGACGCTTCGTAGTCCTTCCCGACGACGAACTGCTTGGGCTTACCCATCTGAATCCTCCAATGCTGCTGCTCTCCGCCACGCCTTCGCCTCCGCCTCTTCCGCCCGCTTGAGGCGGGCTAGGTTCGTCAGCGATGGCTTGGACTCCGCGTCCATCTCGCATCTGCGGGTGTGCGATGCCGCCCGCTCCGCGAGGGCGAGTGCCTGTTGCAAGGTCATGTTCCGTGGTGGCTTCATGGCGCGGGGAAGTTGACCAGATCAGCGACTCGCGCTGCGGTCTTGGCGTAGAACTTGTTGAAGGTGATCGACGCAGAGAGGCTCTGGTCGGCGTTGAAGAACTGGGGGAACGCAAGCACAACGGCGCACCACGAGCAGTCCTCCTCAAAGAACTGGTTGTTCGTGAACGAACAGGCGCGGAGGTACTCTGGCATCTCCTCGTAGCGGGTCTTGGACAGGCGGAATCCGCCGTGACCAGCCGTCGAGAGCCACGAGATGCCATCCGCGATGCGCGTGACATTCTGAATCCGTCCCCACGGGGAACGGCACTTCGGGTCGTATGCGGTGTTGTTGCAAACGAATCGGAGTTGGGTGAGGTGGTTGTGGTTCATGGTCGTTGCTCGTTTCTGTGTTGCGGTCAGAAGTTGAAGTCGTAGAAGTAGACGGGCTTGTCAGACAGGTAGAACCAGCCGTTCTTGCCCCACCGTCCGCTCTTCTGCTTGCGGATGCGGATAACGGGTTGCGTCTCGTCGCTGGTGACGATCCACTTCTGCGAGTCGTTGTTCGCGGTGTGACCGCAGAACCCGCCCGGGATGAAGTCTCGCTTCCACGAAGGGTCGAGTTCCGCCTTCATGCGGCGGACTTCGATTGTCTTGTCGGAAACGACACGGATCACCTCGTATGGGATCGTGTCTGATCCAAGTTGGTAGTTCGCGAAGGCTGGGAATGCGGTCTGGTGCATGGCTTGTCCTTTAGAGAAGGCAATCGCCCACGCGAAGGTCGTTGGCTTCGGCAGTCCGCACATCGTTGGAGTCGGCGGAGAAATGGAGGTTGAGATGGGGGTCATCCCATTGTCCCCAACCCCATGTTCCGTCTGGACTCAACCCATGCCCGCGCCAGTCGAGCGTGCCTTCCACGCCGTGCCGAGCGAGGGCTTCGGTGGCGAGACCGAGCAACTCGCTGGTGAGGGCGTGAAGGTGATCGCTGCCTCCGCGCTGCCAGTCCTCAAGTTGGAGGCGATTCACGCTCCTCCGCAGGAGTTGGGCGGTCAGGAGAAGCCACTCCTCGCGGAGTCGGTCGTGGCGGTTGTTGCTGTTGGTCTGGTCGTTGGTCATTTGTTCTCGTCTCTTTCCGTCAGCCCCTTGCTGACCCCTGTAGTCTACACCATCGTCAAGGCGTGTCAAGTGCCTTTAGGAGAATCTTGTCGGATTTCCATAGACCAGATAACGGTCTGGGAGAATCTGAAGAATCTTGCCCGATTCCCCCGATAGCCCATTGACAACGGTCAATACTGTGGTACTGTGTGCGTGTCGGAGGACGGTTTCAGGCTTGTCGGGCTGACTACCGTTCAGCGGCAGGGAGAGGCTGATGCGCGAATCTGACGGTCTGATCCACCAGACGGTTCGCGAGGAGGCTTCTGCGGTAACCCACGGGGTCTGACCTCCGTGTGGCTAAAACGACCCTGCTGGGTATGCGAGGTTCGACTCCTCGCTAGGTCTGAATCCGCCCTTCGACACCACTTTCC